GCGTTAAGAAACGTTGCGATTACGCACCCCAGAATGATAAAGAAGGGGATGCGTTTAAACGCGGCCATGCAGCTCTTATGGCAAAAATCCACGAGAGGGACGACTTACGCATCGATGATGCCCTTATCGATGAGTATATCTCAACATTTGGCCCGGACAAAGCAGAACGCTTACGCTCTGTCCGAGAAAGCCAAGACTACGATCTCTCGGGGATGCACGTGAAGCAGGTGTTTGCTAAAACGGAGGTCCTGGTCAAGAATCATGGCGCGCCGCCACGCGTCATTTATCAGGGCACTGACCTATACAACCTTCTCTATGGTGTCGTTATCTATGCACTACAGAAACGCATGAAAGAGGAGCTGTCGCTTACCAACCCCTTGAATTCAGGCAATAAGATCATTTATGCCTGTGGTATGCGAAGCGAGGAGCTAGGTCGTGTTGTGGATTTAAGCCCAGGAACGGCGATTGAGAATGATATGTCTAATAACGACGCAACCCAATCAAAGTGGATGCGTAAATACGAGGCAATGTACTACCGGAAGCTAGGCGCCCCGGATTGGTTTGTTCGAGAATTTGCGGCGAATACAAAGGTATCTGTCTGGACACGTTACGGTGTTGCCATGGTTATCGAAGGGCAACGCTGGAGCGGAGAGGTACCCACTACAAGCGGAAACTCCTATGTTAACGCTTGCCAAGTGCTCGCATTTCTCGACGAACTCAAAATCACGGAGAGCAATACGGTGGTATACGGCGATGACGAACTCACCTTCACTGCACAAGAAGTACCGGATGATGCAGTGGAGATAGTCGAAAAGACGATTGCAGAAAGCGGCATGAAGGGCAAACCTATTGTCCACGTAGATCGAAGGCGGGCGACCTTCCTACGCAAGCGCTTCCTGCAAGACTCAAGGGGTAAACATCTAGCCGTCCCACAATTCGGAAGATGCCTGGCAAAGATCAATGTCCGCGGAAACTTTAACACCACCGTGGACGATCGCGCCTACATGAGCGGCAAATATCTATCTGCCGCCTACGAACACAGGCATCTCCCATTCATTCCTGATCGTCTCCTTGAAACAGCTCAGCAGTTGAGCATTACGCCGTACATTGAGCGCGGAGCAGGCGCCATGTCGCACGGTCTAACATTCGATCAAATGGTCACAGCCATTAAGTCGGCTCGCAAGGTCGACTTTTCTGAGGTTGATTCGATGTGTCTTGACATTTACAACTGTCACTACGATAGCGTCATCACTGAGTATGAGGCTTTCGCACAATCCGCGGTGGACTGGGCCAACAACTGGACCACTGTGGATCGCAAAGGACGGAGTGTCACGAAGAAGAACAACCACGCCCCACCGTGGCGTGCTAATGGCACGCTGGCTGCCCTTGCAAAGATCGATTGTTAGTTGAATAGGAAACAAAGTGGTGGCAACTCCAGGGAGGTTAATCCGATTTTTACCCTGAAACAACC